TATTTGACTCTGGTGAGCTTCACTCACTTTATGAAAATATTCATTCTAAATATCACTATTTACTAACTGCATTTATAAGAGAACTTGATCACTGTTGTTACGAAACTTTCATATTACAATTCAAACTAAAGAAAAATTCAAATTCTAAAATTCAATCTAACATTCTTAAATTCAATGCTAAAATTTTGCTTAACGATATTGCCTTATTCAACCACCTACACACCGATAGACCTTTAGTGTTTGTGGAACAAATAGAATCATACGACAACTTATGTGGACTCATTGACAACTCTAAGAAAATGACTGAACTGTTACTGAATGCAACCCCTGACTTACTAACCGGACTAGCTGGCATCCCCAAAGAAGCCAACGAAATCCTGACAAAGGTTAGCGACATGATGGATGAAATTAGAGGAACCGCAGCTTACAATGCTTTTGCAACGCAAGCTTCGTTCTTCGAGAATCTCAAAACGAACATTAAGACAAAATTCCTCTCCATTATTTTTGTGCTTAATAAACTCTGGAATGCGACATCACTTGTGGACGTTATAGGTAACATCTCGTTACTCTCTGAACTTCTTGGATTTTCTGAGGTCATTAGAAATAAGATCTTAGAAAAACTAACTGAAGTTAAGGATGGTTTCTTTGATGAACAATCTGCAACGTTCCAACTCATCACCTCAATTGCGACACTATTGACCCGGCTATCCCCTAACAGCTTTTTGAAATCTTTCAAAATTTTCGAAGCTTTGCGTGAAGGTAAAGCTATTCAGGAGATCACAGACTTGTTCCAACAAGTGCTCCATGAATGGAAAATTTTGGAAAATCCCAAAATGAAGATGTTTGATTTACTTCGGAAAGAAATATTCCAACTGATTGACGACTATGCACATTATGAGGCAACTTATAATGAACGACCGGCCCGCTTTATTAAACAGAAACTATGGAAACAATTTTCAAAATCTAATGAATCCCTCAGAGACATTATTAACAAAATTATGGTAAACTCCAAAGAATACGACAACTTTATGCTGAGAGAATTGACTGATCTGAAACGGAAATACGATGTGCTGGCACATGAGATAATTCAAGTAAGGGATGGATCCTGTTTGCGTGTAGAGCCAGTGGCTTTCGCGTTCATGGGTGCTCCTGGAATTGGAAAATCAAAATTGCTATCACGATTGCTGGACACAAAATTGGATGGTAGAAAATCTATTCTTGCTGAACATGCGAACAAAAGCAAGAGTAAAATAATAGAAGAACTTGACATAGAAAATTGGTCTATTTGGGCGGAGAACTTTTCG